AATTACCCTTGGTACGACCAGCCATGTTAGCCGGAATCGGTTTCTCATACTTCTTTACGCCAAGGAACTCAGTAAGGTCTACACCGGCATCCTCAATAACGAAGGTAACTGGTTGTCCATCAAATTCATAAGTGTAGAAATATTTACCATCTTCAGTTTTCTGAAGGAAATCATCCAGAGGAACAATCAGTCCCTGGGAAACTTGGCCACGAAGCTTAATTGTCTTAATTCGGAAGCCTTCGCCAAGCCCAGGGACTGTTTTGAATGAACTCTTACGGAGCCATTCAAACTCTTCACGTACCGGCAGAAAACTGTCGATCTCAAAATAAATCACAAGGTCACCAACCTGGAATCCATTCTCCTTTGCAGAGACCAGCTTCCATCCGTCCACGGTGACACATACAATTTTGTCCGCCCCCTCAATAGGGTCAATAGCAGCTATGCGACGGACAGTCGCAAGCTTACGCTCAATATCAGCCATTAGTCGTTCTTTAAAAGAAATTCTTTTTCAATATAGTCAGCAATCTCAAGAAATGTATACTTTTTGGTATCACCAAGAGTTTCATCCCAAATATTACCGTCATTCATATCCACAAGATGAGATGCAATATTATCAGGAATACCAATGCTCTCCATAAAATCTGGATCTAAAAGCTCATCATCATTAAGAGCAAGATTAGCGCCATCCTTAATTGGACGATTTTCCCACTTAATCGTACTGTCGTCCCAGACATCTTCTTCACCGGTATCAAAATCTTCAAAATTAGCGCCAGCAACCTTACAGAGTACGCCAAGACAGCAATAGCCATCTGCGCATTCATCATAAAGTTTGCTTTGTACCTGCTTATAATACCCAGAACGCAGAGCGACAATCCAATTCGCAATCAATGCTTTATCAGTCATAATATCCTCAATACAATAAAATATAATATGGTGCCGTTTATAGCTGAAAGTTGGGAGATAAGTCAAGATAAATATTCAAAACAAGGAAACCAAATGACCGCTTTAGACAGAACCCCAATCAATCCAAATTACTTAAATCCGCTGAACTTCCGTTTCCAATTACAGCGGGCTCCTAATATTGAATTCTTCATCCAAAAAGTTGCAATACCAGGTATTAGCATGACTCAAATCAAGGTTCCAACTGTTTTCCAACCAATACCTCATTCTGGTAAGCTTGAGTTTGAACAATTCAATATTGATTTTAAAGTGGATGAGGATTTTCAAAATTATATTGAGATCTATGATTGGATGATTGATCTCGGGTTCCCTGATAACTTCGATGAATATGCAGTTATCAATGCTCAAAAACCTGAAACTGGATTTGGATTAACCTCTGATATCAGTTTGCTTGTGATGGATGCTTTACGCAATCCAAACTACATTATCACAATGAAAGATGCCTTTCCCATTGCACTCAAGACACTCCCATTCGGATCCACAGACAATGACGTTAAATATGTCACAGGAAGTGCCACATTTGCATATTTTAAGTTCACAATCGAGCGATATGAAAGATAATTGTTGACATCTGGGTTTACTGAGGTGTATAATGGTTCTGCGGTTGAAACATACCATGGTTTAATTAAGGCATAATATACCAATATAATTACCACAGAATACACGAAGTGCGACCGTAGGGAGCGTATAGGAAAGGTATTTTCTAATTGAAAATTGAAGATATTCATAATGAATGGTCGAAAGACTCGGTAATAGATAGAACTGAACTCGGCGATGAAGAATTAAAGGTCGCTAAACTCATTGATAAATGGGTTAAGATAGCCTCTAAAGAGAAGCTATTGCTCCGTAAATACAAGCAAGATTATAATGAACTTTACGCTACTCTGTGGACATTCTATGTAGATGGACCTAGTAAAGAGCAGGTTGATGCTGGCTGGGAATTGCCCGCTAAAGGCAAAATATTGCGTACTGATGCTGATATGTATATAAGTGCTGACAAGCGTATGATAGATTTGTCTCTCAAGATTGGTATGCAAGAGCAGAAGCTTGAGGACATTGGTGACTATATGAAGTCACTACACAATAGACATTGGACAATTAAGTCCGCAATAGATTGGATACGGTTTATAAATGGTGGATGATGATGACTATATCCCTTTTGAAGGTCGGCTATGGAAGAATGGAAAGATTCCTCCTATTTGTCAAAAAACACTAGATCAAGTTGAAGAACTTCTAATAGTTCAAGCTGATAAAAATCGCTGTGGACCACCACGCCCATTACTTTACCCTGAGGATTATACTTGAGAATTGCACTAGACTTTGACGACACCTTTACCCGAGATCCGCAGTTGTGGAAAATTTTTATTATGGAAGCTCAACAACGGGCATATGATATCCGTATTGTAACCTTCCGTGGTAATGGCGGTCCGTATCATTATAATGGTGATCTAGAAAAAGCATTAGCTGGTTTGGATATTCCAGTCATCTATACTGGTGGCCTGCGAAAGCGCACTTACTGTTCATCAATTAATTTCTATCCAGATGTATGGATTGACGATATGCCTGAGCTTATTGTCCCAGAAGGCGACAGTTATATTCCTGGTGAGTTTTTAGCGAGACAACAAGGTTATGGAAACAAATAACGTTATTCAAATATCAGATTATCGTAAACCCATTCTAATTGATACTGAAGAAAAACTATTAGAACATTTTGGTGGTGATCGTTGGGCACAACGACATTCAGTTGATGATATAATTCAAGTTATGATCGATTCCGGATGGATTTCTCCTAATGCTACATATGAGGTGGGCAACACCTTTTATGACATTAAGATAAATCCTCGTGGACATACTTCGAATAACGAAACTGAATGAAGTTTATATAAAAATACATTGTAATACAGGACTCGCTTACGAGCTAAGCGAGTACTTCTCTTTTAAGGTTCCTGGAGCCGAGTGGTCTCCAAAATTTAAAGCTAAAGTCTGGGACGGTAAGATCCGTCTATTCAACATAATGTCCGGCACTTTGTATGCCGGACTATTATACGCTGTTGAGAAATTTTGTCAAGATCGGAAATACGAAATTGAGTATTCCGATGATTTTTCTGCGACTGAATTTTCTCTAAAAGAAGCAAAGAAATTCATAGATACATTGAACCTTCCTGATAAGTATAAGGCTAGAGATTATCAACTCGATGCCTTTGTCTATGCAGTGAGGAACAATCGTGCTTTGTTCTTGTCCCCTACTGCATCTGGTAAATCATTCATAATATACTTGATTACGAGGTATTACCAACATGTTAGCAAAGGGCGGTGCAGGATTCTTATTGTTGTGCCTAGTATTTCTCTGGTTACTCAGCTGGCTGGTGACTTTGCTGACTACGGTATGTCTCTTGATGGAAACGTTCATCAAATCACTGGCGGTGTTGACAAAAAGACTTCTTACCCAATTACTATATCAACATGGCAGTCGATTTACAAATTGGATAAAAAGTATTTCAAACAGTTTGATTTGGTGATGGGTGATGAAGCCCACCTTTTTAAAGCAAAGTCCCTCATATCGATACTTACTAAATGTGAAGAAGCGCCGTATAGATTCGGCTTTACAGGAACTCTTGACGGGTCGAAAACAAACAAACTTGTACTTGAAGGATTGTTTGGACGAGTACGAAAAGTTACAACTACTGCTGAACTTATCGCGAAAGGAACGTTGAGTTCATTTAAGATCAAAGCGATTGTACTTAATTATCCAGAGCATATAAGAAAAGAAAGTGCAAATAAGCGAAAGATATATACTGAAGAAATAGACTTCATTGTAACTAACCCAAGACGCAATCGCTTCATTAGGAATTTGGCATTGAGTCTAAAGGGTAATACAATGGTCTTGTTTCAATTTGTTGACAAACACGGTAAAGTGTTGTATGATATGATAAAGTCCGCTGCTGGTGATCGGAACGTTTATTACGTATCCGGGGAAATTGAAGGCGAGGACCGAGAGCTAATACGTAAGGCAGTTGAAAAAGATAAAGACTGTATCATCGTTGCCTCGGTAGTGTTTGCGACTGGCGTAAACATCGTTAATCTCCAAAACATCATATTCTCGAGTCCGTCGAAATCACGCATTCGAAATCTGCAAGCGATAGGCAGAGTCCTGCGTAAATCTGCAACTAGTACAGAGGCAGAACTATTCGATATAGCTGACGACCTTCAGTGGAAAAGTCGTAAAAACCATACATTGAAACATTTCATAGAACGAATACAAATCTATTCACAGGAGAAGTTCCCTTACAAGATCTATCCCGTAAAGTTGAAAGATAATGACGATTAAGCGAGAAAAAAAGAAGCCATATATCAATAATAACAAACTTTATGGAGTTATGTGTACCTATGTCACTGCAAGAGAAGCTGCAAAGACATCAGGTAAGCCTTTACCTCAGATTCCAAACTATGTTGGTGAGTGCTTTATGCTTATTTGTAATAAGCTTAGCACCAAGGGAAACTTCGTAAGCTATTCATTTAGAGATGAGATGGTTAGTGACGGTATTGAAAATTGCGTTGCAGCTATTGATTCCTTTGATCCAGACAAGTCCAAAAATCCATTTGCTTATTTTACTCAGATAGCATGGTATGCATTTTTACGGCGGATTGCAAAGGAAAAAAAGCAGACTTATATTAAACATAAGAATGCAGAAAATAGCGATATAATGGATGAGATTTGGTTTAACGGTACTGGTCAGCGTACCACTAATGAACTATCAGATGAGGTGATACGTTCCTTTGAAGAGAAGCTAGAGAAGACAAAGAAGACGAAGAAAGCAAAGTGAAGATAGCACTGATAAGTGATACCCACTGGGGTGTCCGTAACGACCATCCTGCATTCCTAGCTAACACAAAAAAGTTTCTTAATGATATATTTTTTCCCATTATTGATTCTAGGGCTATTAGGCATATCATTCATGCTGGCGATTTGGTCGATCGCAGGAAATACATTAATATCGCTACGGCGAGGTCGCTTCGGGAAGATTTTTTGGACCCTATTTGTGACAGAGGCATTTATTTTGATATCATCGCTGGTAATCATGATACTTATTATAAAAATACTAATGGGATCAATTCACTAGATGAACTGGTGCGAAATGATAGGCAACGTGTTATCATTAACCCATACGAATGGGAATACGACGGATTAAACATACTTTTACTTCCATGGATATGTGATGACAATAGAGAATTTGCTGAGCAAATCATAAAGGAATCAAATGCTACTATCTGTATCGGACATCTGGAATTAGAAGGTTATGAGATGTATAAAGGGAATGTATGTCTTGATGGTGACGATAGTTCTCAATTTGGTAGATTTGATTCAGTCTTTAGCGGTCATTTTCATCATCGTAGCAGCCGGGGTAATATTCACTACCTTGGTAGTCATGCTCAGTTTACTTGGAGTGATTTCGACGATGATAGAGGATTTCATATCCTGGATACGGAAACTAAGGAAGTGGAATTCATCCTAAATCCATACACAATGTTTGAAAAAATATGGTATGACGACCGTGATAAGACAATGGAAGAAGTGCTCAGTCAATCATATGAATTATTATCAAATAAAATGGTGAAGGTTATTGTTACGGCAAAGACGAATCCTTATTGGTTCGATAAGTTTATTGAAGATGTAGAAAAGGCTGGCGTCGTGGACATGCAGGTTGTGGAAGACCACAGAAATCTCGATCTGCAAGACAACGAAGAAATCATTGATGAAGCGGAATCAACGCTAGAAATTTTTAGAACCTATATTGAATCCGCTAGCATTCCTGGTACGAATAAGCTAAAGTTGGAAAAGACAATCGAAGAGCTCTACGCAGAGGCCTTGTCAATCC